CCCGACATTTTGCATAATTTCTTTCGTCCCTTTTTGTGCATAACAGAAAAGCAGCCCCGCACTACGCACGGAGCTGCTTTTTCTTCAGCTATCATTATCTTCTGGAGGTTCCGCAATGGGCTACGTGGTGAAGAAGGCGGCGCAACGCTTTGAGGAGAAGAAAGCCGCTATATACGTTCGCGTCTCAACACAATATCAGGTTGACCGAGCCAGTCTGCCTGTCCAACGAGAGGAACTCATCAACTATGCAAAATACGCCCTCGGTATCTCGGACTATGTGATTTTCGAGGATGCTGGCTACTCTGCCAAAAACACCGACCGCCCAGACTACCAGCAGATGATGGCCCGCATGAGGACTGGCGAGTTCTCTCACCTGCTGGTTTGGAAGATCGACCGCATCAGCCGCAATCTTCTGGACTTCTCCGTCATGTATGCCGAGCTAAAAGAGCTTGGCGTAGTTTTCGTGTCGAAGAACGAACAATTCGATACCAGCTCCGCGATGGGTGAGGCCATGCTCAAAATCATCCTGATCTTCGCGGAACTGGAGCGCAAAACAACCTCTGAGCGAGTCAGTGCCGTCTTCGTGTCCCGCGCCAATGATGGCATCTGGAACGGCGGTAAGGTTCCCTACGGGTACTCCTACGACAAAGAGAGTAAGACCTTCTCCATCGCCGAGGACGAGGCCAAAATCGTCCGACTGATCTACTCCCTGTACGAGTCCGAAAAGTCAATCGTGCGGGTAGCCCGGATTATGAATGAGCGTGGCCTGAAATCCCGCGCTGGAAACGACTGGAGTCCGACCACCGTCCACATGATTCTTTCCAGCCCGTTTTACTCTGGAACATATCGGTACAACTACCGCGATGAGTCCAACATAAAGCGTGTCCGCGAAAAAAGCAAGGATGAATGGGTACTTGTCGAGAACCACCACCCGGCCATTGTATCTCCTGAACGGCAGGCTGCTGTCGGTGTCATTCTGGAAAGCAAGCGCTACAACAAGAACGCCACCTATCAGCGGAAGAACGTCCACGTCTTCGCCGGGCTGCTCACCTGCGGCTGCTGTGGCTCCACGATGGCTGCAACCACCGATAAAGTGCGGACAGACGGATGGAGACCCTCTATGTACATCTGCTCGCGGCGGCGCAAATCCGATGACTGCACCAACAAGTACGTCTCTGATGTGACCCTCGGCCCATTCGTACTGAACTTCTTCGCCAACCTGATAAAAGCATCCAACTCCTTCGGCAGAACGACATCCATCGAAACATTGGAGAAGAAGCTGCTGCGCGGTGAAGCCCTCTCCCGCGTTGACCACATCGAGCGTCCGGGCCTCGAAGAACTATACAACCACCTGCGCAGCGGCTTTGATGAGAAGCGCTTTGAATCTCCTACCATCGCGGCCACGGAGTCCAGTGCGGACTTGAGCGAACGCGATCTGCTGCTCTCCGAGAAGCGCCGGCTTGAGCGCGCCCTCAACCGCCTGAAGACCATCTATCTCTACGGAGATGACGAGATGGCAAGCAAAGACTTCAACATCGAGCGTGAGCGCATCACAAAAGCCCTCAGCGAGGTAGACTCCCGCATCAACGAGCTGGACATCGCCAATGCCTTTGACCTGTCGCTTTCCGACGAGGCATTCATGCAGAAGGCCAGCCAGTTCATCCTGACCCAGCAGCTCTTGGACAAGCGCTATGTGAACTATGAGCGTTTCATCCGCAAGATCGACCCCAAAATCGTCAAGGATTTCCTCAACGAGACGGTCTCAAACTTTTGTATAAAAGATGGCCTTACCACCTCAATTTTGCTCAAAAACGGCATTGAACTACGATTTTCGTACAAAACTGCCGAATAAGAAAAAAGTCCAGAAACCCGCATGGCTTCTGGACTTTTTCATTACTTTTTATCTTCCGGGTCGTTCCCGCCTCGTATAAACATCGCATCGCCAAAACTAAAGAAGCGATAGTGCTCCCCCACAGCTACTTTATAAGCAGCCATGGTCTTTTCGTAGCCGTACAAGGCCGATACCAGCATGATAAGGGTGCTTTCCGGCAGATGGAA